AGCCGCATCGGAGCGGAGGTCATCTCATGGCAGACAGAGGAACTGCTGCTCGTGGAGCCCGTCTGTTCTGACTGCGAGGATTCGCTCTCTTCGAGGGACGCAGTTCTGGAGGCGTTGGATTGCATCGTTCAGAGCGAACTGAAGGATGCGTGGACTCTGGAGGCGCACATGGAGCGCAAAGCCAGCCTCCTGCGAGTCCTAGCAGGGGAGGAGAAATGAGGGTTGTTGATCCTGAGCGTTGGAGCAACACCAAACTCGCCGTCTATTTCCTCGGCCTGCTCGTCATGATTGCAGGCGCAGGAGGGCTCGAAAGCAACGACCCCACGGAGCCTCTGCTGCCGTTTCCGGGGCTGTTTCTCATCGGCCTCCTCGTCTGTCTCCTCGTCGGAGCCCATCTCGGGCCTCCCAGACGCTGACGCTCTAGGCCTGCACGTGTTCCGCCGTGTAGGCTCTGAGGCTCCCCTCGGTCTGCCCTGACTCCCTCTGTGGCAGGCCGAGGGTGGGTCACATCCTCGGGGAGATCATGAGAACCACAGACCTGATCAACGCCGTCTATTTCTTGCGCCGAGTGTTCGCAGGTAGCCTCGATGAGGAGCGACTGATTCGAACGATCGCCGCCCTAGAGGCAGAAATCAGGAGACTGAAACGTGACCGTGAGCAGCGATGATCTGCACTACCATAGGGCTGTGGCCCACGAACAGGGGATTCATGCCGAGGCTCTGCGGATGGAGCGCGACGAACTAGCGCAGAGAGTCTCGGAACTGTCGGCTGCTTTGGAGTTGCTCCGAGAGAAGGCGGAGATCGCTGAGGATGCAGCCTCATCGCTGCTCGATGAACTCGATGATGCGAAACGGCAGAACGCAACGCTCCGGGCGCAGATCCAGCGCATAAGAGAAACTTTTGTCTATCAAGGTGACTAGGTAATGGCGGCACTCGGGTTCACGCACGAACCGAGACATAGCACGAAAATAGATTGGTATACCCCCCCCCACATCTTTGACGCTCTCGGACTCGTGTTCGATCTCGACTCATGCAGCGCAGGGGCAGGGGTTGATTACGTACCTGCCGCATCACGATTCACGATGAGCGACGACGGACTTGCACAGACATGGTACGGCACAGTGTGGTGCAACCCACCATACGGAAGTCAAACCGGGGCGTGGCTCTCTCGCATGAAACAACACGGCAACGGAATAGCACTCGTGTTCGCACGCACGGGCACTCGCTGGTGGCATGACGTTGCTCCGAGCGCAGATCTCATTTGTTTCATCTCTGGCAGGGTGCGATTCATCAACGGGCAAACAGGCGAGGTCGGTGCAGCCGCAGGGGCAGACTCGGTACTCATGGCGTGGGGGCTACGCTCAGCAACCGCAGTGCTGAACAGCGGCCTAGGAATGTTCGTGAGCGTCGTCAAACAGATACGCTAATCAGCATCATGAAGGGTGAACTGAAGATCGAGACAGTAAGCATCGAAACTGTCAAGCCGCATCCCAGGAATGTCCGGCAGGGAGACCTCGGAGCCATCTCCCAATCACTCAACGCTCACGGGCAGTATCGGGCGATAGTTGTTCAACGCTCGACGGGGAACATCATCGCAGGGAACCACACATGGAAAGCAGCGAAGGCCCTCGGCTGGAAACAGATTGCTGTCCAGTGGCTCGACATTGACGATGAGCAGGCGTTACGTATCCTGCTGGCAGACAACAAGAGTTCCGATCTCGCCGCCTACGACGATTCGCAGTTGGCGGAACTGCTCCGAGAAATAGCGGCCACCTCCGCAGGGCTCGCCGGAACTCTCTACGATGGCGATGACCTCGATCAGATCATCCACGACATCAACGCCGAAGCCGCCGATGGCATGGCAGACAGTCTCTCAACAGGGAACATCATCGCACGGTTCGGCATCGCCCCCTTCTCCCTGCTCGACTGCCGCCGGGGCTGGTGGAGAGAGCGGCGCAAGAGATGGCTCAATCTCGGCATTCTCTCAGAGGTAGGGCGAGATGGAAACCTGCTGCAAATGTCCGACATGATCCTCGGTAGAAGAGGCTCTGAGGTTCTCGGAGCAGAGGGCCGAGCCGAGAACCTGCTGCTCCCCAACAGCGCGATCTATCGCAACAGGAACCCCGATACTCCGCAGTACACAGGAACGTCGGTGTTCGATCCTGTTCTCTGCGAGATCGCCTACAGGTGGTTCGCCCCGGCAGGCGGCCTCATCCTCGACCCTTTCGCAGGAGGCTCGGTGAGAGGCATCGTGGCATCTCAACTCGGGATGCACTACCGAGGGATCGAGTTGCGCCCGGAGCAGGTCAAAGCCAACCGAGAGCAGTTGGCGACCATCGGGGCAGGCTCCGGCTCCGCCGAGTGGACTCAGGGAGACTCTGCCGAGGTGCTGCGAACGATGAACGCAGAGGAGCAGGCCGAGGAGTTCGATCTCCTGTTCTCCTGCCCTCCGTATCATACGCTGGAGATTTACAGCGACCTCCCCGGCGATCTCTCCAACATCGAGGATTACGACGACTTCTATGAAATCTACGGGCAGATCATCATCGCGGCCTCGGCACGCCTGAAACAGGACAGGTTTGCAGTCTGGGTGATCTCCGAGATCAGGGATGGCGACGGCAACTACCGCAACTTCGTAGGAGACACCATCAGGGCGTTCGGGCAGGCAGGTCTCTCCTACTACAACGAGGCGATCTACATCCAGCAGGCAGGCTCATGGCCCCTCCGCATCGGGCGAGTGTTCGGCGGCTCTCGCAAGATTGCGCGACTCCATCAGAACGTGCTGGTGTTCGCCAAAGGCGACCCGTTCGCCGCAGCCGCCGAGTTCGGAGAGCCGGAGTGGGGCTTCGACAACGAACCGCAAATGCTCGCGGAGGAGCAGACCTGATGAAACCGTGGCAGTACGGATTCCCTCTCAGTGAACTCAAAGCGTTGCGCCGACTGTTCGCCAGATACGAACCCTATTCGTTCGGCAGGTTCGCTATCCCCGATGAGGCACAGATTGCTTCCGCCCTCCATCAGCAGGAGGCGATCCTGCTGTACGCCGATGACGCACCTGCAGGTATGATGATCGGCAAAGTCGCCCAGCGAGACTCCATCCGCAAAGACTTCGTTGGCCGATCCTTGCGAGTCAAACAGGGCGATTTCGTTATTGAACACCTCACCTATGTCGGGGACCTCCCTCCTGCAGTCGTTCAGGAGTATCTCCTGATCTACGCAGGCAACCGCTCGATTTGGGCGACCATCCACGCCGAGGATCGAGACCGAATCAGACTCATGGAGCATCTCGGGTTCGTCGTCGCAGGGTCGAAGATTGCGGCAGGCTCCGAGATCTACTCAATCCTCCTGCGCTCAAACAGGCCAGCGATCCGCCTGCCGGAGCCTCTCGATGCGGCGCATCGGCCGTCGCTTGCCCGACTGTCTCCGGCTTGGATAACTCCCGAGGAGACTGCGAGCATCATCTCCGAGATCGAGACCTCGCAGGCCGAGTGGGCAGACCACTACTCCTCCTACAACGTGCGTAAATCGTGGTCAGCCATCAGCCTGAGAGGATTCTCTGATGATCCCTCGTTCATTATCAAGCCTGCCGAGATGAGCCGCAAATGGAAGGCGGAGAACCCAGAGATGCTCGCCGCCGAGGTCAGGGATACTCGGATGTTCGAGAGGTTCCCAACGGTTCGCCGCCTCGCTACCGAAAGCGGACTGCGGTTCCAGCGCATCCGCCTGATGAGGGTCAGGGCAGGCGATGGAGCCCTCTCTCGACACGCAGACATAATAGACAGAGAGGCAGGGCCGCTCCCCGGGCAGATCAGCAGGCTGCACATCCCGATCATCTCCGACCCCTGCTGCAGGTTCATGGCATGGAACCTCTCGGGGGAAATGCTCTCGCATCATCTCGCCCCCGGCTCGCTCTGGTATCTGGATACTCGCAAGCCGCACGCAGTGAACAACGAAGGCTCCACCTCTGATCGCATCCACCTCGTTCTGGATGCCATCTCGGATCCCATCCTGCGCGACACGATTGCGAGGGCCGAGGCATGAGCGAAATCACTCCCAGCGTTCAGTGCCGCAAATGCGAGGCGATCATCCTGCACTCGCCTCATCACCTTACAGGATGTTTCTGCGATCCCGATGGGCCGACATGGATTTGCATCACCGCAGCAGGAGAGATCAGGGGCGGCTCGCACTCCAACTACGAGAGACTGACCTAGGAGCCGCCGTGAAGATACGAATCAACATCCGGGCCATGCAACAAATGTTCCATCCCTGCACAACGGAGTTCATCGCCAACATCTGCCACGCCTCATGCTGCAGATCCTCAACCGACCCGTCAGGCATCGCCGTAGTTGTGACCATCGAGGAGGCCCCGAGACTTCGAGCCCTCGGAGCAGTCGTTGATCCCCGGACTCTCCGCCTGCAGCCTGTGAACAAACGCTGCCCCTTCCAGCATCCTCAGAGCCATCTCTGCGGCTTGCACGGTTCCGCAGACAAACCGAGGGGCTGCATCATCTCACCATTCACCATCAACCCAAACGGAACGCTGATAGTGAGGAACCGATACCGCCTCCTGCCCTGCTTCAAAGCCCCGGGCTCCCTCCCTGTTTATGAGGCGCACTATGCCTCACTCGTTGAGATGTTCGGTCCCTCCGAGGCACAGACCATCCGGGCGGCGTGCAGCAACCCAGCCCTCCTCGACTCATACATCACGGCAGAGATGCCCGATGCTCTGGCATCAGCACTCCTCTACAAGAACCGTGCATCTCGCTCCTCCTGAGCATGGCGATCCTCCGAGCCTGCATCGAGTGCGGCAACCTCTCAGAGCAGACTCGATGCCGAGCCTGCTTCCGGCGCAGAGATCGCGAACGAAAGCAGAGGCGCATCCATTACAAAGGTAACTACAAACGCAGGGCCGCAGAGATCAGAGCCAACGCACAGGTCTGCTGGATCTGCCATGAGGGAGCGCGAGAGGATGATCCGTGGACTGCAGACCACATCGTCCCCGGAGACCCCGACAGCCCCCTGATCGCCGCTCATCGCTCCTGCAACAGTCGAAGGGGCGCGACTCCCCCCCGGGCCTGAGCCCCCCCCCCCCCCCCTTGTTTTCTTGCTGGGCCGACGCACGGAATCCCCCGGCCCATCTCTCTGTGCGCCTCCGCAGATAATGCAGGTTTATGATGGAGCCCCTGATGCGAGAGATTGAGGCGAAACATGGGTGGTAGAGGATCCGGGCGCAGGCCGAGGCCGACTGAGCAGAAGCGGCGGCTCGGCAACCCCGGAAAGCGAGCCCTCCCATCGCAGGTTGCGGAGGTCATCGTAGGGGCCTTCGGCCCGGAGCCGATGGAGCCGCCCCGGACTCTTGGCCGATTCGGCAGGGCTCTGTGGGATCAGGTCTGGCAGGGAGGAGCCGCATGGCTGAAGCGATCCCTCGATACGGAGTTGGTACTGATGGCCTGCGAGATGACCGATGAGCGGATCATCCTTCGGGCGGCTGTGCTGCAGAATCCCGATGATTGGCGCAAGCGACGAGCCCTCCGCGACCTCGACAAACAACTACAGTCTCTCCTCGGCCAACTCGGCTTCTCTCCGACAGATCGCAGTACGCTAGGCATCGGTGAGATTAGGGAGCATGGCTTCAGCGAACTCCACAAACGCATCGCCGCGAAGAGGCATGGCTCCGCATAGCAGGTGGGCTCCGACCTATCTCACGCCACGCATCCACTGGCCCAGTGATGGGGATGAAATCATCGAGTTCGCCCGAGAGCATTTCACGGTTCTCAAAGGGTTCAGGGCTGGGCATCCGCTGGAGTTCACCGCATGGCAGAGATGGCTCCTACGGGCTCTCTATGAACGGAGACCTGATGGCAGACTCCGTTATCGGAGAGCCCTAGTCGGCCTGCCTCGCAAGCAGGGCAAGAGTCTGCTGGGCTCGGCAATCGCCGTCTACGGGATGGTGGCAGGCGAGCCGGGGGCCGAGATTTATGCAGTCGCCGGAGACAGACAACAGGCAAGGATCATCTTCAACGAAGCCAAATCTCAGATCATGGCCTCCCCGATGCTGACCGCCGAGACGAAGGTGTATCGAGATGCCGTCGAGATGCCCCGCTTCGGTTCGGTGTTCAGGGTTCTTTCCTCGGAGTTCAGATCGCAGGCAGGCCTAAACCCGAGCCTCGTGCTGTTCGATGAACTCTGGAATCAGCAGAGCCCAGAACTCTACGACCAAATGAGCCTCGGCTCAGGCGCGAGGCTGGAGCCGCTGATCATCTCCATCACCACCGCAGGCTATGACCTCGACTCCGTATGCGGTCAGCAGTATCAGTACGGAAAGCAGATCGCTTCGGGCGAGGTTGCGGATGAGCAGTTCGGATTCTGGTGGTGGGAAGCCCCAGCAGACTGCGCCATCACCAGCAAGAAAGCGTGGAGGCAGGCGAATCCGAACATCGCTGAGGGGCTCCTCGACCCGGCGGACCTAGAGGCGGCAACGAGGCAGACTGCCGAACTTGCGTTCAGGAGATGGCGACTCAATCAGTGGGTGCGCACTCAGGAGTCGTGGCTTCCGATAGGAGCATGGGATGCCTGCCGCTCAGACCTCGCTCTGCGCCCCGACCTCCCTGTTTGGGTAGGGATAGACATGGCGTTGAAGCACGACTCCATCGCCGTAGTCCTAGCGCAGCCGCAGGATGATCGCCTAGTAGTCAGAGCCCGAATCTGGAATCCCAGCGAACAGGGCGTTGATGTGTCCGAGGTTGAGCATCATCTCCGAGGTCTCGCCGCCTCCTATCAGGTGCAAGAGTTCGCCTATGACCCCTCGTTCTTCCAACGCTCGGCAGAGGCCCTCGCGGATGATGGTCTCCCAATGATCGAGTTCCCTCAAAGCGCACAGCGGATGGTGCCTGCCTGCGGCAACGCATACGAACTGATCGTCGCCGGGAAGATCGCCCACGATGGGAGCCCGACTCTCAGCGATCATGTTCATTCAGCGGCCCAGAGGATGACGGAGCAGGGCTGGAGACTGAGCAAGGGGAAGAGCAAGCGGAAGATAGATGCCTGCATCGCTCTCGTGTTAGCGTTGGATCGAGCAACGAAACGGCAGCGATCCGAGGCGGCCCCAACGGTTCTCAACATTTGGCGATGAACAGAACCCAGATCACAACCGCAGCAGAGATCATCGGCGGAGGTCTCATCGTTCTCGGCATCGGCCTGTGGACCATCCCCGGAGCCGTCATCACGGCAGGTATCCTCCTCATCCTCGCAGGAGGTCTCGCAGCATGAGTTTGTGGCGCAACAGAGAGAGGCGAGCCCTGCCGAACGATCTCGACCCCTATCAGATCACCGCCCGGCCCTACTACCCAAACTACTCCGGCGAGGTAGTCACCGAGTTATCGGCGTTCGCATCCTCGGCGTTCCTCTCCGCAGTCTCGATCATCGCAGACTCAATCGCGGCGATGCCTCTGGATTTGTATCGCAAACGAGGAAACCGTATCGAGGTACTGCAGACTCCCAGCGTGCTGCAGAAGCCAAACGAACATCAGAACATGTTCGAGTTCATCCATCAGGTCGTGCTGACGCTGACCACTCATGGATGCGCCTACATCTTCGCCCCTCGCAATCCGGGGGAGTTGCCCGTCGAGATGATCAACATCCATCCGCAGCGCATCAAGGATGTGTACTCCGATACCGATGCGTCATATCAGTACGAGATCAACAAGGAGCGATACTCAACCTCGCAGATCAAGGCGATTCACTGGATAATCCTCCCGGGCAGGCGCAGGGGCATCTCTCCGCTGCACGCCAACCGCAACGCCATCGGTACGGCGATGGCGATGGATCGCTACCTCGCTCAGTTCTACGGCGAGGGAGCAACCCCATCCTCGGTGCTGGAGACCGATGGCTCCCTGACTCAGGAGCAGGCAGAACTCGTGCGCCGCAACTGGGAGGACTCGCACTACAAGCATCGCCGCCCAGCAGTCCTCACCTCCGGCCTAAAATGGAAACCGATAGTAACGTCTGCGGCGGATCTGCAAATGCTGGAGCATCGCGAAGCCCTAGTGCGAGACATCGCACGGGCCTATCGCATACCGCTCCATCTCATCAACGGAACAGGCGGAGATTCCCAGACGTATCAGAACGTGGAATCTGCCGGAATAAACTTCGTTCGTTACACCCTCCTGCCGTGGATGCGGAGGATCGAGGTCGCCATCTCCGATCTCCTGCCGATGCCGCAACAGGTCAAGTTCAACGCCGATGAGTTCGAGAGAGCCGACCTGCTCACCCGAGTCAGGGCGCAACAGACACAGATCATGTCCGGCACATTGACTCCGAACGAGGCGCGAGATCAGGAGGATCGCGAGCCGTACGAGGGCGGAGATCAGTTCGTTCTCGGCATCTCCGGCACAGCAGTCGCCGGGGTTGAGGGCGGAACGTTGCCCACCATCGGATCCGATGCCCAGCCTCCGGCGAGATGACCGATGCCGTTCGGAATCTCAGACAACGCCCCGGGCTGCAGCGGATGGGCGGCAGTCATGCGAGAGGATGATGGCAGTCTCGATGTGATCGGATGCCACGATACGAAGGATGAGGCAATCGCACAGATGGTCGCCGCCTCGATTGCGAAGGGAATCGAACCTCTAGGGGAGATTTCTTGGACTGAACCGAGAGTTGAGGAGCGAGAGGAGCCGGATCTCTCACCGCCCTCGTTCATGCGAGCATCAGCAGAGAGGGGGCTGCGGCTCCACGAGGACGGCAAATCCGGCTCCGGGCTGATGCCTCAGACCGTTGAGGATGCCCGTAAGATGGCGGCTGGGCAGGTTTCAGAGCAGAAATGGCGCAAGATAGGGCCTTGGATTGCCAGGCACATCGTTGATCTGGCGGCTGTGGATGAGCCCGGAGAGATAACGCCGGGGCTGGTCGCCATGCTGCTGTGGGGCGGAGGCTCCAGCAGATCGAGCGCAGAGAGGGCGCAGGCCTATGCCGAGCGCATAGTAGAGAGGCTCGATGCAAGAGCACTACACTCGTCGGCTGAGATGAGCATCGTTGCGACTGAACCCCGGGCCTCCATCGAGGATCTCTCAGTTGGCACGTTCGTCAAATGGGATTCTGCTGGAGGAGAAGCATACGGGCGGATCGAGAAGGTGCAGACCAGCGGCTCGGTCTCCGCCTCCCCGGGCGATTTCACGATGCAGGGCTCCGAGGAGGAGCCCGCCTATCTCATCCGAGTTTACGGGGCCGAGGAGGAGGATGGTGAGACTGAGTATAAACCTACCGACACGCTCGTGGTCCACAGGGCTGAAGCCCTGACGGTGACTGCGAAGCGCAGCATCCGGGCTCACCGCTGGGTTTCCAAGCAGGTAGATGAGCGTCGCACCGTCGCCTACTCAACGATGGAGATGCGCCGAGAGGCAGGCAACCGCCTCGTTGGATACGCAGCAGTATTTGACTCGCCTTCGGAGCCGATGCCGTTCATCGAGTATGTTCGGCGTGGCGCATTCACCAAGACCCTCAAAGATGGGGCGGATGTGAGGCTCCTCGTAGATCACGAGGGGGTTCCTCTGGCTCGCACCAAATCCGGTACCCTCAGACTGTCCGAGGATCAGCGAGGCCTCCTTGTTGAGGCAGAACTCGATCCCAAGAACCCGGATGCCCAGCGAGTCCTCTCCGCAATGACCCGAGGAGACCTCTCACAAATGTCGTTTGCGTTCCGCACCGTCAAAGACTCGTGGAACAAGGAGATGAGCATCCGGGAACTGACGGAGGTGCAACTCTTCGATGTGTCGGTAGTGACCTTCCC